CCCAAGAACCACACGGCCCAGGCCAAGCGCCCATTGCGCAAGCTCAAAGAACTTCTCTGCGATCGCGGATATCACACGGACGGGGCGGCCTGCCCCTCCTGTGAATCCCCCTGCAGGTTCGGCGAGGAGTACCTGGCCCGTCAGAAAGAAGGTGACACCCTGTGAACGAATCCACCTGCCGCGCTTGTGGGAAGCCCATCATCTGGATGAAGACCAAGGCCGGCCGGACCATGCCCTGTGATGCCAGGCTGCAGCTTTACTGGCAAAGCGACGAGGGCAGCCAGCGCATCCTCACCCACGCCGGAGAGCTAAAGCGCTGCGAGCTGCACGGCATCCCCGAGGAAGCCAGCGGCATGGGCCGCACGCCCCACTGGGGCAGCTGCGCCCAACCTGACCAATTCAGAAAGAGAGGGAAAGCCAATGAACCTGGAAGAGTTTAGGGAACTAATGGACACCGACGCCCGCAAGCGGGCCGAAGCCCAGGAGCAGACCATCAAGGAGCTGCATAAGAAAATCGCTGATCAGCAGCGGGAAATCGACCACCTGCGGAACCAGCTGAAAGGCGGGGCCAAGTCATGAGCAAGCCCATTCCAGTCACCGACCTGCTCAAGCCGTTCGAGTCCAAGAAGCTGTTGGAAACCGACGAGGTCTACATCAAGCAGATGATGGAGCTCACGGTTGAGCTCAACGCCCTGGCCGAGAAGGCCGGCGTGCTGATGAAGTCCTACGTTGAGGCTTATCAGAAAATCACCGCCCCGGCACGGCTGAGGCCAAGGGAGGCACCTCATGAGCAATGACGGCCCACGCTGCCCCAAGTGCGGCATGAGCATGGTGGCCAAGAAGGGCCACCTGCATGATGACCAGGACCAGAGCCGGCGCACCGTTCTCTATGTCTGCTGGAACTGCGGAAACAAGGAACCCTGGGAGGTGAGCATGCCATGACCATCACCTTCACCGTCCTGGGTGAGCCGGTGGGCAAGGCCCGCCAGCGGGTGACCCGCTTTGGCACCTATACTCCCCAGGCCACTGTCCTCTACGAGAACCTGATCAAGACCGAGTACCGCCGCCAGTGTCACGACCACCGCTTTGATGACAAGCAGCCCCTGCGCATGGAAGTCCGGGCCGAGTACCTGATTCCGGCCTCCGCATCCAAGGCCAAGCGGGCCGCCATGGCTAAGGGCGAGATCCGGCCCATGAAAAAGCCCGACTGGGACAATGTGGGCAAGGTCGTCAGCGACGCGCTGAACAAGCTGGCCTACTGGGACGACACCCAGATCGTGGACTGCACCGTGCAGAAGTTCTACTCCGACCGCCCCCGCATCATCGTGAAGATCGGCCACGCCGAATAGAAAGGAGCACCCCATGGAAAACAACTTCGCCAGGATTCCCCTAAACATGGAAAGCCCGGTCATGAGCACCCTGCGCCAGCAGATTGACCAGCTGCTCAAGCGTACCCTACTTCGCATGCAGGGTACGGCTTGCAACACAGCCAAGATGGCCGTCGCCCTGGGAATCGAACTGGTCAACGCTGCCATCCCGGACGGCCAGGGAGGCTATCGGGATGGGGCCATCCCCAATATTCGTCATAAGGTCAAGACGCAAATCCAAATCACCGACGAGGACAAGGGCGCCATCCCCTCGGGCAGCGAGCTGATCTGGGATGAGGACTGGGGCGAGTACAGCCTCAAGCCCATCCCCAAGAACCAAACCAGCCTGTTTGATGATGAGCGCAGTTCCAGCGGCCTGCTGGAAGACGATGAGATTGACATGGAACTGGATGATACGCCCCTCCCCTTTGAGGATGACGAAACCGCCTGAACAGCCTTTGCGCTGTCAACATCACAGCAGGAGCATTTGCCGCATGAACCTCAAGCACCTCTCCCAGCTCTACTACCTGGACAAGCTGATCCAGCGGGACGAACGCCGCCTGGAGCAGCTGAGGGCTCGCCTGACCAACATCACCCCCAAGCTCAGCGGGATGCCCGGAAGCCCCGGCCCTGCGGACAAGGTGGGCGATGGCGTGGCCGAGCTGGTGGACCTGCTGGAAAAGATTGAGGCAGACCGGCAGGAGTACGACCGTGAAAAGGCCAAACTGGAACTCTACCTGCGCTGTATCGAGGATACGCAAACCCGGCTGATCTTCGTCCTGCGCTTCGTTGACCTCAAGAGCTGGAGCGAAGTGGCGGCTGCCATCGGCGGCAACAATACCGAGGGCAGCGTGAAGCAAGCCTGCTACCGCTACCTCAAGGAAAGCGAAAAAGCCGAACACGACTGTGAAATCTGTTCCGAATGTTCCGACAAACTGTGATAATCTATAAGTTGTAAAGTTCTACCATGGTCAGCGGCCCTGCACAAGCGGGGCCGTTATCAATTTTGGAAGGAGGTAAATTCCTGCGCCGCGCTCACTCCTTGCGCGACGCTATTCCGGCCATATCACATACGCCAACATGATATGGATGCGGGAAATGCGGAAAAAGAGGAGGCCCAGTATATGATATTGGGTATTGCATCGGACATCATCTGCGCCGCGCTCATGACGAACGCGACGCTATTTTTTGCCTACACAGTCAATGCTGGAAGGCTTTTCCTACAGACCATCGCCAGAAAGGCGGTGGCAGCATGAAGATCACGCAGCTGCCGCTTGACCAACTCAAGCGTCCACAGCGCAACGTGCGCATGCACACACCGGAGCAGATCGCTGAGTTCAAACGCTCTGTTGAAATGTTCGGACAGATCCGCCCTATCGTGGTGGACGAGCAGCATACCATCCTGGCAGGAAACGGTTTGTATGACACCCTGCTGGCCCTGGGCCATGACACAGCGGACTGCTATGTCGTGAGTGAGCTGTCAGACAACGAGAAGAAAAAGCTGATGCTGGCTGACAACCGAATCTTTTCACTTGGCATGGACGATCTGGACGCCATTGACGAATTGATAGGAAGCCTCAAGGACGACCTGGATATTCCGGGATTTGACGACGGAATGCTGGAAAGCCTGATCGCCAACGGCGCGATGGTGCTTCAGCAAATCAATACCAACGATCCGGCGAACAGATGTGCACACGAGCAGAGCGGTAATCAACCAACGCGCCAGGAGACAGAGGTGGCCGACGATGGCTTTGACGTCAGCGTGGCAATCGAGGAAATCACAGCACCGATTGTCAAACCTGGCGATATATGGGAGCTTGGACGCCACCGCTTGATGTGCGGGGACAGCACAAAGCCATCAGACATTGATGCTTTGTTTTCTGGTAAAACAGCGATAATGTGCGTCACAGATCCCCCATGGAATGTGGCGATCGGAGGCAAATCAAATCCCTTATGCAGGCAACGCGAGGGGATAATGAACGACAACATGAGCGCCGATAACTTTGCTGCCTTTCTGGACGCATTTGTATCGGCGGTTTCCCCCAGGCTGCAGGGCGACATGTACTGTTGCCTCGGGACAAGAGAGTGGCCAACGCTCGATAAGGCCATGCGCGCTAACGGCTACCATTGGAGCGGAACCATCGTCTGGGTCAAAGACGCCTTTGTTCTTGGTCGAAGTAACTATCACAGGCGCTATGAACCATTGTGGTACGGATGGAAAGAAGGCAGGACATCCTCATTCAACGGCGAGAGAAACCTTAACGATGTATGGGAGTTCAAACGCCCGCGCTCAAGCCCTGAGCATCCGACCATGAAACCGATTGAACTGTGGGGAGAGGCGATCAAGAACTCCAGCAAGCCAGGAGACATCATCGTCGATCCTTTCGGCGGATCAGGCACAGCGATCATCGCGGCTGAGCAGATGGACCGGACATGCTTCATGATGGAACTGGATCCTAAATACTGCGACGTCATCATACGCAGATGGGAAACATTAACCGGGGAAAGCGCGGTGCATGCCAATGGCTAAGTACAACACCTTCGTTATCTGCGATTGCGCAAAGCGCACCGTCCTGATGGTAACATCATCAGCACGCAAGGCCAGCGCAGCCCTATGTAAAGGCAGGCGCGTGGAGGTGTGGAACGAGAACGAGCGAAAGGCCACGGTATACGCGCATCAATCAGATAGGATGAGTCCTTACATCGTGACAGAGAAGGAATACATCCGCGTAAAGCAGCTGACAGCTGAAGTGAAGAACCTTGAGCGAGGCATCCTTCGCATGTAACGACAATACATCGACCTGCATAGAGGCGTGTGCGACACTCAACACACTCATACCATCGCTCATTCCCCGATAGTAATACTTCAACAGCCCGTCCTGCGGAGTGACAACCGTGGGACGGGCCTTTTCTATTTCACCTCCCCCGCATCAGCAGGGCCGGGAGGCGTACCCTCCAGGCGAAAAGGTACTGTGGCACCCCCCAGGGGGCATGCGGGTTCGCCTGCGACCCCGGTTCGTGCGCAGTTACCGGGCAAAAAATCGGTCAGGTTTAATGGGAAAACCCAATGGAACCACAAAAAGGACTACGGAAGCGCCGGAAGGAGCGCAAAAAGCGCTGCGGAAGGCGCCTGGGAGCGACCATTTGCTGATACCTGCCGATTAAAAACCGTGGGCAGGATTGAAAGAACGGCGAGCATAGAGACCTCGAGGAAGGCAGCACGTCAATTATGGTAGGAGGGGCCGGCGTGCATTGGGCTGATGGCTTAGGCTGTCAGCCCGGATTGATTGAAAGGCGGTGACGATATGGCAGGCAAGGCCAAGACAAGCAAGGCCACGCCTGTAGAGGGCGCAACCTATGTACTCCAAGCAGGGAAGCCCATCTATGTCAAAACCGCTGACCTGTGCGCCATGACGGGCAAGAGTAACCAATGGATTGGGCAGCTGACCGCCCAGGGCATCCTGAACAAGGAAGCGACCGAGTATGGTAGCCTCTATGACCTGCGCACCAACATCAAGTATTACTGCGACATGCTGGAGGCCCGGAGTAAGAAGACGGACAGCGAAGTCGTCAAAGTCGAAACGGACAAGAGCAAGGCAGAGATGCAGCTCAAACAGGCCAAGGCGGCCATCGCCATCATGGAGGCCAACGAGCTCAAGGGCAAAATGCACCGATCAGAGGATGTGCTGGCCATCACCGAAGACCTGGTGTTCGCTATCCGAAACATGCTGGTGGCGCTGCCCGGCCGGCTGGCGGTGGAGGTGTCCCATGCTGAGGACGCCGCGCAGGCCGCCATCATCATCCGTACCGAGGTCAACAAGGTGATGGAGGAACTGGCGAATTACGAGTACGACCCCAAGCGGTATGAGGAGCTTGTGCGCAAACGCCAGTCCTGGGAAGCCCTGGACGATGAAGAAGACTAGCCTGACCCGGCTGACCTCTGTCATCGGCAAGTCCGTGGCAGGCTTCCAGCCCCCCGAGGACCTGACGGTGAGTGAGTGGGCGGACGCAAAGCGCAGGCTGTCCTCTGAAGCCAGCGCTGAGCCCGGCCCCTGGCGTACCTCCCGGACGCCCTATCTCAAGGAACCCATGGATTCTTTTAACGACCCCAAGGTGCACCGCATCGTGATGGTTGCTGCCTCCCAGGTTGGTAAATCGGAGCTGGAGCTGAACATCATCGGCTACATCGTCGACCAGGACCCGGGAAGCATCCTGTTCATACACCCCACCAATGTGGACGCCAAGGAGTTTTCTAAGCTGCGCATCGCCCCCATGGTGCGGGACACCCCGGTGCTGTCGGCCAAGGTGGCAGACCCCAAGAGCCGGGACAGCGGAAACACGATTTTGCAGAAGAACTTCCCTGGCGGCATCCTGACCCTGTGCGGGTCTACCGAAGCGCACGCCCTGGCCTCCAAGCCCATCCGAATCATCATTGGTGACGAGCGTGACCGCTGGGCGCAGTCGGCTGGCCAGGAAGGCGACCCCTGGGCACTAGCCAGGGCCCGTCAGATAACCTTCTACAACCGCAAGGCCGTGGAAGTGTCCACCCCCACCATCAAGAACGCATCGGCGATTGAGAAATCCTTCGCCGAGGGCACGATGGAGCGCTGGTGCGTTCCCTGCCCCCACTGCAACGAGTACAACGACATCAAGTTCTCGGACATCCGCTTTGACAAGGAAGAGAGCGTGGTCCGCGGCTACCGCAGCTACAAAGCTACCTCCGTGCGCTACATCTGCCCCCACTGTGGTGGAATATCCGATGAAAAGGCGGTCAAGCTGAAAGCGCGTAACAGCGGGAAGTGGATTGCAGAAAACCCGGCTGCCTACGAGCGGGGCTGCCGCTCCTTCTGGCTGAACGCTTTTGTCAGTCCATGGGAAAGCTGGGCGACCATCGTTGAGGAATACCTGAACGCCCTGGGCAGCTCCAAGCGCTTGCAGGTCGTGTTCAACACCCGCTTTGGCGAGTTGTGGGAAGACCGCGGCGACCTGGAAGACGAGGACGCTTACATGGGCAGGCGGGAAGAATACCCCGCTGATCTGCCCGATGGCGTGGTGGCGCTGACCTGTGGCGTGGACACCCAGGACGACCGCCTGCAATACGAGATTGTGGGCTATGGCCACTTCGGTGAAACCTGGGGCATCCAGACCGGCGTGCTCATGGGCAGACCTGACAGCCCGGAGGTATGGCAGCGCCTGGACGGCGTGATTGACCGGGTGTACCGCTTCAAGGAGGGCCACGGGCTGAAGGTGTCCACCACCTTTGTGGACGAGGGCGGTCACTTCACCCAAGAGGTGAGAATGGCCTGCCGTGCCCGCTTCAACAAGAAGGTGTTCGCCATCAAAGGCTCCAGCGGTGGCCAGAGCGTGCCCTATACTGCCCCGCCCAGGAAGGTCAAAATCACCGTGGATGGGCGATATCTCGGCACAGCTTGGCAGTACATGTTGGGCGTTGACGCCGGCAAGCTGAAAATCTACGACAACTTGCGAGTGATGACACCCGGACCGAAGTATTGTCACTTCCCCCTGGACGATGACAAAGGCTATGGCAAGGACTTTTTCCATGGCCTGCTGTCTGAACGCCTGGTGTATCATGCAGGGAAAAAGAACCCCTGGCAGTGGCAGAAAATCCCCGGGCATGAGCGCAACGAAAACCTGGACTGCCGCAACTACGCCAACGCTGCCTTCCAGGCGCTTGACCTGGACCTGGACAGGATCAGCCGGGACATCAAGGCTGCCAGGAGCCGCAAGACCGGGGAGGCGGCGGCACCCCAGACAGCCCAGCAAGCGCGGCCGCAGATGCCGGTCAAGGCCAAGTCCAAGAAGGGGCTGTCCAAGTTCTATGACAACTGGTAAAGGAGGATGCGCATGATAAAAACTGTAATCCAGCAGCGGCTGGTGTTCCACCAGGCAGCCCTTGAAAAGCTGCAGGCTGCCTACCTGGCGCTGGTGGAAGGCGGGGTGCAGAGCTACACCATTGACGACCGCTCACTGACCCGCTTTGACCTGCCGCGGCTGATGGAAGAGATCCGGACGGAAGAGCGCGTCGTGGACGAGCTCACCTCCCTGCTAAACGGCGGGAAGCGCAGGCGTGCCTTTGCCATCCTCCCCCGTGACTGGTAAGGAGGCTGACCATGAGTGGATATCGTGACGCCGGCGCAAGTGAATATCGCCGGGCGCTGAGGGGCTTTATTGCCAGGTCCATAAGCCCCCAGATGGACATCGACGAAAACAACAAGACACTGCGCCAGCGTGGCCGGATGCTCTACATGAGCTCCCCCATCGCCACGGGCGCAGTCAACACCAACCGCACCAAGGTCATTGGCCCTGGGCTGACCCTCAACAGCGCCATCAACCGGGATGTATTGGGCATGAGCTCCGAGGCGGCCAAGGCCTGGCAGCGAAAGACCGAGGCCGAGTTTAGGCTGTGGGCAGACAAGAAGGAAAACTGCGACGCCACGGGCGTTCAGAACTTCTACGGCATCCAGCAGCTGGCGGTGGTCTCCTGGCTGGCCAGCGGCGATGTGTTCAGTCTGTTCAAGCGCTATGACCCGACCAAGACCAACCCCTACAGCCTCCGGCTGCATCTGGTGGAGGCCGACCGTGTCAGCACCCCGACCAAGATGATGCTGCCGTCCGGCGTCTACAACAAGACCACCGGGAAAGCCCCGAGCGGCAACCGCATCTACGACGGCGTAGAGGTTGATGCCCAGGGCAAGATTGTTGCCTACCACATCAGCGACGAATATCCCGACGCCCAGACGCTTGCCGGCATGAATTGGCAGCGCATCCCCGCCTTTGGTGAAAAGACCGGCCTGCCCAACATCCTGCAAATCATGAACGCCGAGAGAGCCGACCAGTATCGGGGCATCACCTATCTGGCCCAGGTCATTGAGCCATTGCTGCAAATCAACCGATACACCCAGTCGGAGCTGGTGGCTGCCCTGGTGCAGAGCTTCTTCACCGCCTGGATTGTCAGCAAGACCGACCCCTCCGAAATACCCCTCAATGAAGTGGGCAGCGGCGTGGTTGGCGCTGACGGTGAACCGGCCAATATCGACGGGATTTCCAAGCACCCCAATGAGTACGAGATGGGCCCGGGTATGGTGACGCACCTGCAGGAAGGTGAGGACATCAAGTTCGGCAACCCCAATGTGCCGACCCCCGGCTTTGAGGTATTCACCAAGGCCATTTTCCAGCAGATCGGCGCGGCCCTGGAAATCCCCCATGATGTGCTGCTGAAAAAGTTTGACGCCAGCTACTCAGCCTCAAGGGCTGCCCTGCTGGAAGCCTGGGAAGGCTTCCGGATGCGCCGCAAGTGGATGGTTGAGAAGCTGTGCCAGCCTGTGTATGAGGTGTGGCTGGCTGAGGCCGTGGCCAGAGGGCGCATCAAAGCTCCCGGCTTCTTTGAGGACCCGCTGCTGCGTGCGGCCTGGTGCGGCGCGCACTGGATCGGGCCTGTGCAGGGGCACCTTGACCCGCTGAAAGAGATCAGGGCGGACATCCTGGCCATCGACCGGGGCATCAAGACGCATGAGCAGGTGACCCGTGAGTACGGCGCCAGCGACTGGTATGAGAATGCCGAGCAGCTCAAGCGGGAAAGCGAGATGCTGGCCCAGGTCAAGGAAATCATGAACCCCGCCGTCAAGGACGCCTGGCTGAGCGAACCCGACGAACCGGAAGAAGAGAACAAGGAGGAAACCAAATGAACCTACCCTTTGGACGCAAGCAGACGCCGGTGAACATCCAGCGGGAATGCTACGCCATGGCCACCCGGGAGGGCAACAGCGCCGAAATCACCATGTACGGCCAAATCGTTGAGCGCCGGCCTGTGGACTGGTGGACCGGGAAGACCATTGAAGGCAACTTCATCGTCAAGAGCGAGTTCCTGGAGGACCTGAAAGCCATTGAGGGCGTGCGCAAGCTGACCATCCGCCTGGATTCCCTGGGCGGGGATGCCTACGCTTCCCTGCTGATCCACAACCGGCTAAAGGAACTGAAGGCCAAGAAGGTCATCCAGGTGGATGGCGTGGCCATGTCTGGCGGCAGCATCATCATGTGCGCCGGCGACACTGTGCAGGTGAACCCGGGCAGCCTCATCATGATCCACAAATGCCTGGCCCTGCTGATTGGCATGTACAACGAGGACGACCTGAACAAGGTCATCAACTCCAATCAGGCTGTCGACAAAGCCCTGGCCGCCATTTACACGAAAAAGACCGGGATGCCGGAAGATGAAGTGTTGGCCTTGATGGGCGAGGAAACCTACCTGACAGGCGAAGAGGCGGTGCAGAAAGGCTTCGCTGATGAGCTGCTGGAGAACGAGGACGCGCCGGAGATTGCTGCGAGCGCTGATCATAACACCCTGTTTGTAAATGGGCGCGCCCTCGCAACCATGGGCTACCCGCTGCCGGAGGGTATCCCTGTCGCCCCCGCTGCACATGCAGCGCACCAAACGACCCAAAAGCCGCCTGAGGAAAGCGGCGAAGGAGGACAGGAAATCATGGCAAACAACCTTGAGGAGCTGAGAGCTCAGAACCCGGACCTGGCAGAAAGCATCATGGCCGAGGCGAAAGCCGCGGTCGCCGCTGATGTGGCTGCCGCAACCGAAGCGGAGCGCCAGCGCTTGCGTGAAATCGACAGCATCGCGAGCATTTACAGCGATGAGCTGGTGAACGAGGCCAAGTATGGCGAAAAAGCCTGCTCAGCCCAGGAACTGGCCTTCCGGGCAGCCCAGGAAACCGCTAAGCGCGGCAAGGATGCCCTGAAAGACATGGAAAAGGATGCCGAGGCATCGGGCGCTAAAGCGGTCGGCGCTGCTCCGGCACCTGATGAAACCGGCCCGCTGAGCCCGGAGCAGCGCAGGGCTCAGGGAAAGGCTGACGCGCAGGCCACGAAAAAGGAGTGATCTGAATGAGCAACCTGTATCGCCTGGTTGGTGAAATCGGCCACGAGAATTTGATCGCGGGCACGAACCCGCCAACGGATGTCTGCATCCGGACGCTGCGCAGGGAAAGCGCGGAAGAAACCATCTACCCCATGGGCACGATTCTGGCCAAGTCCAGCCGGGACAACCTGCTGAAGATCCTGGGTACTCAGGTTCAGGAGGCAGTGATCGAAGTATTGGCTGACAAGGGCAAGTACACCATCACCATCAGCACGGCAGCGGCTGATGGCGATACCCTGAAGCTGACTGTCGGCGGCGTGGAGAAGACCTACACCGCGGAAACCGTAAGCGAGACCTGGCAGGTGGATGACATTGCCGGCGACTGCACGGCACTGCAGCTGCTCATGGCCGCAGACTTCCCGGACTACACCGTCACCAAGACGGCCACCACGGTTGTACTTGAGCAGAAAGTCGGCCGGACCGAGGAAGCAGCCGCTATCGTCGTGACCCAGGCTGCCGCGCCTGCCGGCCTCGCGGCCGCTGTGGCCGAGACCTTGGAAGGTGTGACCGCTGTGGCTCCGCTGGCGGAGGAAGTGCTGACGCCTGCCTACGTTCTCGCGGAAGATACCACGGTGGGTCTGGCCGCGGATGTCAACGCGCCGGTGTACCGTTCCGGCTGTTTCTCCCCCGACCACATCACAGTGGCCGATGAGCATGTGTTCAGCGACGCGGAGAAGGACGCGCTGCGTCAGCGCCGCATCGTGTTCAAGAGCACCTACCACGAATAAGGAGGATTCCCAATGTCTAACTACTACCGCAAAGTGGGAGAGGTGGAGCACGACAATCTTGTCACCGGCCTCAGCCCCCAAGTCGACGTGCAGGTGGTTACCCTGCTGCAGCTGGCACAGGCTGCAACCTACCCCAAGGGCACGCTGCTTGGCGTGCATACTGCCGGCGCGAAAGCCGGCAAGTGCGTAATCCTGGGCACAGCCGCAGGCGGCGGAGAAGTCATTGAGCCGGCTTATGTGCTGGCCGAAGAAACCGCTATCGGCACAGCGGACGTCAACGCGCCTGCCTACAGCGCCGGATGCTTCGCGCCCGAGCATGTGACGGTGGCGGCTGGCTACACGCTGACCGAGGCCGACATGGATGATCTTCGCACCCGCAACATCGTTTTCAAGACCGCTTTTAACTGAGTAAAGGGAGGATGCCAGAATGCCTAACAACATCGATATCTTTGATTCCTACTACCTGGCAGGAATGGTAGAGGAAATCGCCCCCCGGAAGACGTTCTTCCGCGACCGTTACTTCCCGACAGGCGCCGGCGACATCTTCAACACCCAGAAGGTGCTGTTGGAGTACAAGGAAGCTGACCACGGCATGACACCTTTCGTGGTTGAGATGGCCGGCGATACCCCCATTGACCGCAGCGGCTATCAGATCACGGAATACATTCCGCCTATGGTGGCCCCGAGCCGGATCCTGACGCTCGATGATCTGAAAAAGCGCGGTTATGGCGAGGCTGTGTTGAGCGATAAGACCCCCGCCGAACGTGCCCGCGCCATGCAGATGAAAGATCTGACTGACCTGGATAAGCGGATCATCCGCCGCGAGGAATGGATGTGCGCCCAGGTCATGATCAACAACGCTGTCGATCTGGTCGAGTACGCGGATAGCAAGACCGTGGGCATCACGAGGCGTATTCAGTTTTACGATCAGGCGACCAACCACACCTTCACGCCTGACAACCAGTGGGATGCTGTGGGCGGCGACATGATGGGCGATGTAATGGCCATGTGCGACCTATTGATGGAGCGCGGCCTGCCGGCGACCGATCTGGTGATCGGCGGCGAAGTCGCCAACTTCATCCGCGACAACGCGACCATTCAGACGTTGCTTGACAACAGGCGCTATGAGCTGGGCAATATCAAGCCCCAGGAGATGTACCCCGGCGTTGCCTGGATGGGCCAGCTGAACTTCAGCGGCTACGTCCTGGATGTGTGGGTAGTCCGTGAGACCTATGTCAATGACGCGGGTGCTACCACCCTCCACTTCCCGACCGATGCCGCCATGGTGACCGCCCCTAACTGCGGCAGGCTGATGTATGGCGCTGTCACCCAAATCGAAGACGATAATGAATATCACACCTTCGCCGGTCGACGCGTGCCCAAGCACATCGTTAATAAAGACAAGGATACCCGCAAGCTGCGCCTGGCTGCAAAGCCCCTGGCGGTTCCGTCAACCCTCAGCCCCTACATCTACGCGGCAAACGTGACCTGATAGAAAGGATAAGCCATGCGAGTAATCATGACGCAAGGCGCATACCGGTATCGCCCTGAAGGAGAGAAATCGGCGGTCGTCGTCCAGCTCGGCGACCCCGCTTTCGACCTGCCCGAGGATAAATCCGCCCGGCTGGTTTCTCTGGGCGTGGCAAAGTATGCCCCACAAGCAGTTGCAACAGCCCAGATTCATGCGCCGGAGGATGTGCCTGGGGAAACCCAACCCGCTCAGCACGCATACGCAGAAGATGAATCTGAGGCTTATGAGATCAATGTGCCGGAATACTCCGTCAAGATGACCGTCAGGCAGCTCAAGGAGCTGATGGACAGCTTTGATCTGCTTTATGAAGAGGGAATGACCAAGGCCCAGATGGTTGAACGCCTTGACAACTTCTTTGACGATTACGAGGACGGAGAAGAGGGAGCGGATGATCTGCCGGCACTGTCCGCGCAGACGCCGGAGCTGTGAGCGGATTAAAAGACATGGCGGCCAGGGATGCCAAGCAGGTATTCTGCAACCCGGCTGAGTTCGGAGAGCTGAGAACCCTTATCTACGATGGCATCACCTATGAAGACATCCCCATCGTCCTCTCAAAAGCGAAAGAAAAAGACCGCCAGCAGCTGAGGGACGATCACGGAGAAGGCATTTTCCGCGTCAACGCCACCCTGCACTGCGCGGCCGCGGACCTGAACGGCGTACAACCTGAAAAAGGCCACAAGATCAAGCTGGATGAAGGCGAGGACTTTTTCTATACCTACTACATCGTGACCAGCGCCTGCCCCATGGGCATGGTCATCCTGGAACTGGAGGCCATGGACGAATGAGTGTGCGAGTGACGGAGGTAGGCATCAGCCTGCAGCGAGTGACCGCCCTGCTCTCGTCCATCCCTGGCGCCATTCCCAAGGCGAGCCATGCCGCGCTAAAGCGTGCCGGTGAATCTGCGAGGACGCAGGCCGGCCGCTTGGCCGCGGCGGAATACCACATTCCCCAGCGCGGATTCACCGCCAACAGCAAGCAGAAGGTGCAGACCAGCGAAACCGGCATGACCATTCGATACGCCGGGCGGGTGCTGCCGCTACTGACCTTCAACACCCGGTACACCAGGGGCGGCGGTTCAATGTTTGCCCAGGTCAGGCGTGACAGCGGCGGCGGAGCACTCCGGCATGTGTTCACCGCCAAAATCGGCGGCCGTCTGGGCGCATTTGAGCGCAAAGGCCCCGGGCGCTTCCCTGTGGAAGGAAAGTACGGCCCCTCCACGGCTCACATGATGCAAAACAAGAAGGTAACCGAAGAGATGGTGAAAACCATTGAGGAAACCTACGACAAGCGCATCGAACACGAAATCACCCGCATTCTCAGCGGCTATGGGAGGTAAAGCGTGACCAAGATCGGATTGCTGCAGGCATTGAAAGCCTTCACCGAAGAGACGGTCGCTGAGCTTCTATTGCCGGTGCGCAGGCAAAGGGAAGACGAGGAAGCCCCCGCTCCCCGGGCGGCCAAGGTGTACATACCGAGGCTGCCGGAAATGAAAGCCAGCGACAAGAAGGCCCCCTATGTCATCCACAGCATCATCACCGGCCAGGACCACCAGACACCGGGCGAGCCCCTGGAGAGTTCGGCGGTGGTCCGCACCTTGCTGTGCGTCTACCATGAAGCGGAAGACGAGGGCGGCCTGGCGCTGCTGAACCTGGCCGAGCGCATCCGGGTGGAGCTGCTGCGCCGGGTAGTGATTGAGGACTTTACACTGGACCTGAGCCAAGGGGTGGAGCTGTTGGTCTATCCTGACGATACCGCCCCCTACTACATGGCCGAAATGGCGACAGTATGGAAGCTGCCGCCCGTCAAAAGGGAGGTACTAGAGATATGGCCGTAAAGAAAGCCCCGGACAAGCAGCCGGAAGAAAAACTGCTTGAGAAGCCCATCGCCCAGGCGAAACCCAAAGCCCCGGCCGCCAGGACAAACCAGGCGGCTTTTTACATGTACATCGGCCCTGCTATCCGCGGTCTGATCAGCAGCAATGCAATCTACCGCAAGGACGAGCTCAAGCGGCTGGATGACGCGCTGGCCAAATACCCGGACATCAAGCACCTGCTGATTCCTGGTGAGCAGCTGGGCGCTGCCCGCATCGCTATCAAGAAGCCTGACAGCTTCTTGTCTGTGGTCTACAACCGACTGGCCAAACAGGCCTAACATCAAGGAGGACAACTATGGTAAAGCATGGCGTTTTCGTGAACGAGCAGGCCACCAGCATTGGTGCGCCCGCCGTCGCCGCCACCGGCGTACCCTTCGTCATCGGCACTGCGCCGATTCAGGGTGCCAGCAACCCCGCCCCGGTGGGCGTGCCCGTGAGGATCACTGGCTTTTCTGAGTTCCGGGATCGCTTCGGCTATTCCGACGACTGGGACAAGTACACTCTGTGCGAGTTTGCCTTTGCGCATTTTGCGCTGTATGGCATGCAGCCGGTGATTTTCGTCAACATGCTCGACCCCGAAACCCAGAAAGCCCCTGTCACCGCGGCGGATGCGGATGTAGCCAACCACCAGGTTGTGCTGCCTGCTGAGGCCATCAACGATGCCCTGCTGGTGGTGAAGGCCGCTGGCGGCGCCGGTGATCCTCTGGTGAAGGACACCGACTATGCGGTGATGTACACCGATTCCGGCCTGGTGCTGGAGCTGCTGCCCGCCGGCGCTGCTTATACGGCAGTGGCCGTGAACGTCAGCTACACCCAGGTGACCCCCTCTGCCATCCTGCCCGCCAATGTGGCCACCGGCATGGAAGCCATTGAGCTGTGCGCCACCACCCTGGGCATCATCCCCGACCTGATTGTGGCCCCCAAGTTCTCTGAGAACCAGGCCGTGGCGGCTGTCATGGCCGCCAAGGCTGGCAGCATCAACGGCATGTTCAGCTCCAAGGCCATCATCGACATCCCCAGCGGGGCGGGCGGCGCTGCTGCCTACGGCGATGTGCTGACCTACAAGAACAGCCACAGCCTGACCGACGAGAACCAGATTCTCTGCTGGCCCAAGGTTACCTTCGGCGGCAAGACCTACCACTTCTCCACCCATCTAGCGGCGCTGATGGCGGTGACCGATGTGAACTTCGGCGCACCCTATGTCAGCCCCAGCAACAAGACCTTGTTGGCGGACGGCCTGGTGACCGGTGATGGTACCGAGGTCAACCTGACCCTGGATCACGCCAACATCCTCAACGCCCAGGGCGTGGTGACAGCGCTGAACTTCATGGGCGGCTGGAAGGCCTGGGGCAACTACACCGCCTGCTACCCGGGCGTGAACGATGTCAAGGACACGCTGATCTGCATCAGCCGCATGTTTGACTGGGTGCGCAACACCACAATTCAGACCTGCTGGTCCTATGTGGACATGCCCATGAACCGCCGCGTCATCGACAACATCATCGACATGCTGAACATCTGGCTAAACGGCCTGACGGGCAGCGGCTACCTACTGGGCGGCCGCATCGAGATGCTTGAGGACGAGAACCCCCCGACCAATCTCATGCAGGGCATCGTGAAGTTCCATGTGTTCATCACCCCGCCCAGCCCGGCTCAGGAGGTCAATTTCACGCTGGAGTATGACATCAACTACCTGACCGAAGCGTTCCAGTAAGAGGAGGACAACATGAAGAGGACCGAAGCCTACATCGACTTTACGGTGTATGAGAACAGCCGGGATTTGCTTGGCATTGCCAAGGTGACGATGCCGGACATTAAGTTCCTGACCCAGGCGGTCAATGGCGCCGGCGTGGCCGGCAATGTGGAAGCCGTGCTCAAGGGCATGGTGGACGCCATGACCCTGGGGCTGGACTTCATCTCCGCCACGGATTCGGCGGTGAACCTGAGCGCCCCGGTCAAGCACAACATCGACCTGCGCGTCGCCGAGCAGCAGTGGAACACTGTGGCAGCCCGCACCGAGGTTGTGGCGGACAAGTTCGTGATGGTGGTCATCCCCAAGGGTCTCACCGTGGGCAGCGTTGCCCAGGCCTCCCCCGCGGACGCCTCCGGTGAGTATGCGGTGTACTACTACGCCGCGTACAAGGGCAAGAAACAGCTGTGGGAGATTGACCCCTACAACTACATCTGCAAGATCAATGGCGTGGACTACATGAAGGAAGTCCGCGCCGCCCTGGGCAAGTAAGCCCAAGACCCCCCATAAGCGCCCGGGGAAAGAAAGCCTCGGGCGCTTTGCTTTGAAAGGAGCGCCAAATGAAAGACAAAAACCTGACCCTGGTGGAGGATTCGCCCGTGGTGGACGACAAGGAGCTGGAGTTGGCCAAGGCTGACGCCGCCGAGAACGCAGAGGGCGTTTTCGTTCACACCTTCAAGCGGCCGCTGAGCTACAACGGCAAGGACTACACAGCCCTGACCTTTGACTTTGACGGCCTGACCGGCGCCGACACCCTGCAGATTGAGCGGGACCTGGCCAGACAGGGCCGCACGGTCATTGTGCCGGAGTTCAACGGCGACTACCTGGCGGCCATGGCCTCCAAGGCCTGCACCGATGAAATCGGCGTGGACGCCTTTGACCATATGAGCTTGCGTGACTTCAACGCCATCCGGGGAGCGGCCAGGCGTTTTTTGCTCAATGTGGAGCAGTCGTAAGTGATGGCGGGCACTGGATGCGACGCCAGTGCCTGCTGATGGCCAGGAACAACAGGACGCCGGTTGACTACTGGCTGTCCTTGTCCCTGCGCTCGCTGTCCGAGTGGATTCGAGACAGCAACGACCTGATCCAAGAAGAAAACGAACGCATGAGAAGGAGGTGAGCCAGTGGCTGGCCGCAAGGAATATGAAATGCTTTTCAAGCTGAACGCTGAGCTTGGCTCATCCTATGGCAGCAGCTTCAACAGCGCCAAGACCCCGGTGATGGGCCTGCAGACCGAAATCAACAAGCTCAACAAGGCCCAGGGCGACATCTCCGCCTATCAGAAGCAGCAGGGCGCTGTCGAGGCAACCCGGCAAAAGCTGAAGATGCTGCAGCAGCAGTATGACAACATCCAGAAGGAAATGACCGAAACTGGCGACAGCTCCGCCGACATGAAGAACAAGCTGATTGCCAAGCAGAACCAGATCGACCGCACCAACGCCTCCCTGCAGCAGCAGACAGGCAAGTTGAACACCCTGGAGGGTTCGCTCAAGAAAGCCGGGGTCAGCACCAAGGACTTGGCCAGCGAAAGCAGCCGCCTGGAAAGCGAAATCGACGAGCTCAAGGAAAGCCAGGAGCAGGCAGCCAAGGCCTCCGAGCAGGCAGCCAAGGCCTCCGAGCAGATGCACGAGGGAATGAGCAAGGCCATTACCAGCCTCCACGGCTTGATGGCCGCTCTGGGCGTTACTGTCCTGCTCAAGCAGTTCTATGATGTACTGAAGGCCAGTGCCGAGGCGGCGATCGACTTTGAAAGCGCCATGGCCGGCGTGGACAAGACCACGGACATGAGCGCGGCCGAGTTGGCCAACATGGCCAATGAGTTCCAGCGCATGAGCACGGTCATCCCTGTGTCGGCCAACGAACTGGCGGGCATCGCCGAGACAGCAGGGCAGCTGGGCATCGCCAAGGCCAACATTACTGACTTCACCGAGGTCATGGCCAAGCTGTCCACGGCCACCACCATGACCGCCCAGGAGGGCGCAACGATGCTGGCCCAGTTCGTCAACATCACGCAGATGGACCCGGCCAACTATGAACGACTGGCCTCGTCTGTCGTCGACCTGGGCAACAACTTCGCCACCACCGAGCAGAAGATCATCGACATGTCCCAGGGCATGGCCGCAAGCGGCAGCCTGGCGGGCATGAGCGAAGCGGACATCCTGGGTCTTTCTGCTGCCATCAGCTCGCTGGGCATCGAAGCACAGGCGGGCTCTACCTCCGCGTCTAGGCTGATCACGGAGCTGGACAAGGCCGTGAAGACCGGGAAGGGCATACAAGACTTCGCACGCATCGCCGGTATGGCCGGCAACGACTTTGCAAAGGCCTGGGGCGAGGACGCCGCAGGAGCGTTGGCGCTGTTCATCACGGGGCTCAACGATACCGAGCGGCACGGAAAGTCCGCAACCGTCATCCTGGAAGAGATGGGCATTACCGAGGTTAGGATGCAGCGCATGATGCTGTCCCTTGCCGGATCCGGCGACCTGATGAACCGGGCGATTGAAACCTCCAACCAAGCCTGGCGGGATAACACCGCCCTGCAGGACGAGGCGAACAAGCGCTACGGCACCACCGAGAGCAAGGTCGAAATGGCCAAGAATGCCTTTGAAAACCTAAAGGTTACACTCGGCGAGCACCTGACCCCTATCATCGGGGCGGTGGCCGAGAAAATCACCGAAGTAGTGACCGGCATTACCGCCTGGATGGATAAGAACCCGGAGCTGACCCAGGCCATCTTGACCATGGGCGGCATCCTGCTGATTGGCATGGGCGCGATTATTGCTTTTACCGCCGTGGTCAAGCTGGGAACGGCAGCCATGGGGCTGTTCACCGCGGCCATCCCCGGCATCGGCTGGGTATTGGGCGGCATCGCGGCCCTGGCCCTCCTGGGCGGCGCCTTCGTGCTGCTGAAAAGCAAAGCGGACGAGGCTGCGGAGACCTTCCCGAATCTTGACAAGAAGTTTGACGAGAGCATGAAGGTCATGTCCGAAAACAGCAAGGTGCTGGACCTTGCCGACGAATACACCACCCTCAGCGGAGAGATCGAAGGCGGAAAAACCGCAGTTGAAGAATACGCGTCAGCGCAGAATACGCTGTGGGAGTCCTGGAAGAGCGGAGACATCTCTACCAAGGAATACGAGGACAAGCTTCAGATCCTCCGCGATTCATACGGCAGCAGCCTGACTGGGGTCAACGACTACAGTCAAAAAGAGCAGGAGCTTTGGGATTCCTGGCAGAGTGGAGATATCTCAACAGCATCATACCAGAAGAAGCTCGAGGAGCTGCGTGGCGATTATGGCCTTAACTTCAACGAAGCGGATGAATACCGGAAGAAGGAGCAAGAGCTGTGGGATTCCTGGCAGAGCGGGGATATATCAACAACATCATACCAGAAGAAGCTCGAGGAGCTGCGTA